CCGAGAAGGGTGTTTAAATCACTTCTAAAATTCGCCCCGGTGTCATTCGCCAGTGAGTAGTCGTGAGTATTAGCCATTATCCATTCCCCTTTGATAAGTAGTTATAATTTCGTGTTATTCCTGCACCACCAGAATCGTAAAAATTAACAACAAATCCGGTCGCAGTCTGAGTCGGTATCTGAAAATAATCCCCGCTGGTCATATTAGTCGGCGTCACCGTTAATGTCGGCACGCTGTGAAACGGTTCGTCATAAGTCACACTTGAAGCAGTCTTGGAATATCCCCCAAGTATTTTGCTTGTCATATCCACAAGCAGACTTAGTGCAGTGACGCGGAACTGCTCACTTGCGTTGTCATTATCGAACTCTACTTTCAGCTGTAAACCCCGCGCCCTTACATCTGCAATCAGAAACTTTTTATAATCCGTCCAGGTTGCCGATCCGCTTGCTGGATCATCTTCAGTTGTCCGGATATACGTTGTTATTCCTGCAAGGTCTGCAATTTCATCAATAGACGCAAGAGAGTCCACAAGACCCTTACTATCCCAATAATTAGAAGTATCAGAAACGCCGGACGTAAAGTTCTTCTTCGTATAAATACGCATCTTGAAAACTTGACCCATGTCTTTTGCATCTGCCACATAACTTCCGCTTGTTGCCACTCCTCCCATTTCGTCAATTTTTATCCAACCGTCTATTTCCTGAGTAATGTCATCAATGTTTGTTGATCCGGCGAATTTAAGAACTTTTGACCCATCGTTATCAGCAACAATTAAATTTGTTTTTGTTCCTGCAAATGCAGGATGATAATTTATAGTTTCAATCGTGTTCGTCCAGTAAACCGTTCCAAGTCCTGACTCAACAAAACTGACTGACTCTCCACCGTCTGAGCCAATCCATTTTGCAACATAGTTCCCTTCCACCAATGGTAATAATACTGATGTTGTAGTGCTTGCAACTTCTGCGAGGATTTCTGCTTCTTCCCATGACGTTGATCCAACCTGGAGATTGCGAATTTGTATTTTTCCGCCGGTCTGGATGTCTATGTCGTCCGGAGTGTCCCAACTTATTTGCGCCTGACCCTCCAAGATATTAACTTCAAATCCTGTTACAGCGGGTGCTTGAAGACCAACACCGGAAACAAGCTGATTTGAAAGCGTTGTCCAATCTGAAATATTCCCGACTGCATTTTTTGCACGAACCCTGAAATCAAAAGTTCCTTTTTCAAAGTCATTTATTATATGCGGACTTGACGCCGTTGCTCCTGCATCGACCCACGTCGGAGATGATATTGTGTTGCCGTCTTTGTCTTTTACTTTCCTGAACTGAACCTCATTTGCAACGGTGAAAGTGTCAGTGGAGTTTGTCCAATTTACAGTCACTTTAAGCCGTGTTCCTCCGGAAGCAATCGAGGTATAAATCGACTCCTCAACATTTAAGCCACTTGGTGCAGTTACACTTGTAACGTCCGGCAAATTAGTATCTGATGCACCAGCTGGCGGAGCTACATAATCCCACGCATAAATTGAGTCTGAATGTTCAACCGCCGAAATTGAGCAAGTACCATCAAGGTTGAGTGCAATGCTTCTGATACGGAACTCCTTTGCAGTCCATCCGGGCGTTGAATGTGTCAGGGTAACAACATCACCGACTACTAAGTCCATTGCTTCGGACGTACATCTAAAGTTAACCTTGAGCGCGTCACGGCTTCTAAGGCACGCTTGCTTTGCTAGGTAGCGTGCTTGGTTAAAATCAGTAACCCCACTTAAATTAATAGTCTTGCGAAGCGGAATTGATTTGTCCTGAGTCAGATATAAATTATACAAATATCCAACCGCTGTTCCCGCGTCTGCATCTTCATTGCGATTAACGTCTGGCCATGATACTTCATCTTTCTTCCATTCTTTGTCAGGATTTACAAAAGTCGCCGTTACTTGGTTCGAGCGCTCATTCTTATTATTTGCAATTATGTTGATTCCACCAATAACGTGCTTCTCCTCAAATGCAAATTCGCCCGAACCTGTATAAGTGTCGTCAATCTTCATGGTATATTTGCCGTCGATCCAGTGAAGCCTTCCGTTGCACGTTGCAAGAATATTTTTAATATTTGTCAACAAACTCGCTCTTGAATCGAGAATGAGGTTGCCTTGATGCCGTGTTATTGAATTATTCACCTGATCACAAATTCCTGCAGCTGTAGTGAATGACGATGCATCAATTAAACTTGAAGCTAATCCGCAACCGTAACGTGTATTTGTCAGGTAGTCATATAACTGCCAAGCAGGATTTTTGGCGCTCACTGACGACCCGCTACTGTCAACAAGTGACTTGCCGGTCATTTCAAACTGTACCTTCGGCAAGCCACTTTCAAAAAAAGGTTCATCTTCTGTTTGTTCCGCTCCTGTTCCGCGTTTTAGAGCATCAAAGACGAATGTTAGAACTTCAGTTGCAATGCCTTTGCATAAATGATTCGCCGTCCATCTTGAACCAAGCGAAATTCCTGACCCGCTTCCCAAGCCTGTATCGTTTCCTGTAAAACTTGTTTGGTCGATATGTCTCAAAGATGAGTCCGAATTGTAAAATTTACTTGAAGCATAAGCGACGTTATCCATGTATGTTGTCCATGCTTGCTGTTCACCTTCTGCGAGTGCATACACGCGATAAAGTAAATTATTATCTGATGAAGTTTCCTGATATATTAATATTCCGCCAGTCCTGCGAGTGCCGTATATAATCGGCAAACCAATGTCTGTTCCCTGCCTTGCATCGAGCCAACGTCCAACATCTTCGACGCCGTGATTTTCAGGTGTCTCATAAGTTGGTGTAGAAGGATTTGCCGTTGTAGACTCTAATCCTCCGCCATGAGTTGATCCTCCACCGGTTGCTTGATTAAATACCGTTTCTGCACCGGTTGTAATATCACCTAATGTACCGCCGGGATCGATATCAGGTAAATCAACGCCGGTTACATCTTCAAATGCGTCTTTAAGCCAACTCATCTTGAATATTCTATTGCAGACGTATAAGCCCAAGGAGGCGGAATATATTCAGCAGTCAAAATACCCTCAACAACATTCCCCCAATATAGACGCTTGCCAGTTTGTGCAGTAAATTCAAATGCTTTATCACCATTGAAAAAATGTTGCTGTGATGAGTCATTTGTGCGTCTTCCTTCTATTCTCTGAAAATCACTCCAATGATTTGCAACTGCAAAATTAATTACTGAATCGCCCTGACGGTCAATAATTGACATCCCTTCGATATAACCAGCATAAATTTGAAAAGTTCCACTTGTAACAACGGTATCGTCCGTGTCTAAAATTGCGCGTTTAATTGTAACGTTTCTGTTTAGATGTCCATTGGTTAATACATCAGATAAAATAGTTTGCGTAGCTGAAGAAACTGCAATGTCTATTGAGCCAATGTTAATTGATGCGTTTTCACTCACTGCACCAATTCCACGAAGAAAACCATTCGGGACATAAGTATCTGAACCGTCCACAATATTGACTGCATAGTCGGTATATTTGTAAGTAGTATTTAATTCGAGTTTAACCAAGTGCGCCATTGTGAATTTGCCTGATGACAATTTCGTTTTGACAGCGGATGATAAACCTCTAGGCATTAAAGAACCTCCTCAAAGTCAACGTCATAAGCAAATAAGCCGGTTGTGCCTGTAGCAAATTCCTGAACTCCGCCAGTAAGTGCAACCGTGAAAGGAATATTCTCTGCGACTACGGCTTCGTCATTTGCTGGTGATGCAACCAGTGCCGGTTCGATAGCAAGTGTTGCCTGACCCGATCCATTTGATTGTATGTCACTCGTTATCATGTAGACTTTGTCATTTCCCGCAAGCTTCACAAAGTCGCCTGCCTTGAATACTACGGTGTCTGCATTCCATCCATCTGTGACAACCGTTCTTCCAGTCTGTGATGCACCATTTACCAGCGGTGTGCCGGTAGGTGTTCCAAGTCCCGATTTAATTACAGGCAAAGTTAAGCTGAATGATTCAAACCGTCCGCGCTGTGACATTACAAACGCATAAATCGGCTGAAATTGCGCCCTTGTCATTGGTGCAAATGAAGCAGTCATTCTCCAATATTGTCCGCCTATCTGACGCGCCTGACGTCTTCCGGAAATAGTACGCGAAACGAACGTCGGCTGAACACTCTGGACATTCAAAGAATTAAATGCTGGTGAACTTGGGAATGTTCCACTCATACGATGCCCCTTCTACCTTGCTGGTGCATGGCTTTATTTATCATGCTGACAATCAAACCGCGCCTTGCCATAAGAAGCTGATCAAAGCCTTGTGCGTCGTTTGTCTGGATATTGAAAGTTACGTTAGTTCCACCAATAGCATTGTTTGGCGTTATCGATCCTGTTTGTCCCGGCGTAAATATTTCTGCACCTTTCTCACCGACTAGGAACGGTTTGCCTTTCGTAACTGTTCCGCCCATTTCCCTTTCTGGTGGTTTCATATTCTTAATTTGATAAGCGCGTGCTGCTGCAAACGCATATGACGCTGTTGCTGCTGTATAAGAAAATGGTGGAGGAAGCGATGCAAGTGCCTTAGTTGCTGCTAATTGTGCGTTGACCATTGCTTCAGTGAACGCAAGCGCCCTCATTGCATCAAATCCCATCAGCCCTTGTTCATACAGGATGTCGCCGGTTGCTTTTGCGACTGAAATGGTTTGCCTCAATCCTTCCCTTCTCAATCTTTCTTCGGCTTCCTTTTCACGCTTCAGCTGTTCCATCCTTTCCTGATGTTGCCTTTTTAATTCTTCCTGCGCTTTCAACTTTGCTTCGCGTGCTTCTTCCTGAAGTCTTTTTTGCTCTGCAATTTTTTCATTTTGCAAACGTAAATTTTCTATTCTTTGTTCTTCCTTTTTTTGGAAATCTTCTGAATATTCATCCTCTAATAAATCTATTGTTTCCTGATGTTCTTTATTCATTGCCTGTTGAGCGCCCAAGACTTTAGTTGCTCCCATGAACCGCATCTGTGATGCGTGCTTCTGAATTTGTTGTTGTTCTTTAAGTATATTATTCTGGTCTTCTAATTCCTTCTTTACGTCCTTCTGGATGCTAACTGTTTTCTTAGGTATAGTTACAAGATG